TATTAAATGTGATAAACATATAAAAGAATCTATATTTTTCTTAAGTTATAAAAAATAATATATGAAAAGTCACAAACAATACTACTTCGAACCATTAGAAGATCACCCCGAATTACATCGTATTGTTATGATATGGCGTAATCCAAAGAAACGTTCACGTATACGTACGTGTATGTATTGGGCGTGGCAATATCAATCCGACAAACAATATATTAAAAAATATTTTAACGATGAAACCAATTGATCTATTTTTAACTAAAGAAGCATTCGAACAATATGCTATACGCTTGCGTGAAGAAAAAGCACGGGAATATGGTATGACGCTGGAACAATGGGATGAAGCCGTGCGAACGGGCGCGACCATTAGCCCTAATACCCAGCCATCTTCCTCATTACCTAATAATAAACCATAATATATGCTAAAATACGTTACACCCGAAGAGTCACATTACTACATTAAATTATCCTATAAACACTCTCACAAAGCGGATGCGTTTACTCGCATAGACGAGGGAGACGGATGGGATAGCGTATATTATTTAGCCAGCGCTGTTTTGGATCCTTCAGGCGCTGTTAGAGCCACTGAGTACGTGTACGTACTAGTGAATAAGAGTGTGCCTAATATGGTTAAAATTGGTATGACTACTAATACACCCGATCAACGCGCTAGGCAAATATCGGCTGCTACTGGTGTTGCTACTCCATGGATACCTGTATATTCGTTTCAATGCTATCGCTCCGATTTACTAGAGGCCGAATTACACGAGCATTTTCACTATTGCCGTGTCAATACTAGTCGTGAAATGTTTGCGATTGATTCGCATACCGCGCAAAAGGCGATTGAAGAGTTGGGATATAAGTATTCTAGTGCGTTGTGGGATCATAACAGGCAGTAATAGTTAATATTTATTATCATGAAAATATATAAGATTAAATTAGAAGATAAAGCCGCTTTTTTAAATCGTTTAGATAAAGCCGGTACCCCCGCAGATAGTTATGATATTGTTGATAATAAATTTGAAGGTTATTTTAAATTTAATACAGATGATCCAGTAACAAATAAAATGGTTAGTACCATATTAAGACAATCCCCTAAAATTAATAGATTAAAAGAAATATTACGTACTATTGTGCGCGAAGAGCTTAAAAAGTGAATTTGGTTTCTAGATTTTTCTTACGTAGCTTCAAAATACCATTTGATTAAATGTTTGATTGAATGGGAAATGAGAAATAAGAATGAGGGAACGGAAATAAACGTATATTTATATATAAACATATATTATGAGATACAAAAACAATGTATTAGATAAATTAGGACAAATAGATGCTATCGCTAATCGTCTTCATGTTCAAGCAAATAGAGGTGGAACTCAAGATCAAGTTCTTGAATCTATCGAAATGTTAAAAGAAGCAATTGAATCTACTAGAGAGATAGTTTCTGTTGAAGCAGATGATTTTGATCAACAATTTAGACCACAATAGTAATTTATGCAAACAGTTTTATGGGTTATATTAGTTCATGTAATTGAGGTAATCGGTATTGCCGGTTATCTAATAATTAGAAAAAATACTAAACTTGAGAAAGCATTAGTCGAACAACAACAATATATCGATGCTATTAGTATCGTTATTGAGGATTCGGCTAATACTATTCAAGAATTAGATAATCGTGGTGCTTTTGAAGCGGATGATGAAGTAGGTACTTTCTTTAGAAGTTTAAAAGAAATACAAACTGTTCTAAATCAATTTAATACTCGTAAAAACTAGTTTGGTTCCGATATTTTTTGTTCATACATTATAGGTTATAAACAAGAATTATTATGTCAACTTACTATGAAAACGACGATCTAGATATATTTTTAGATAGTGAAAAATCAATTGCGTTAAATAAACGCGGACAACCTCGTAAACGCAAACCTAAAGAACCTCGCATTTATTTTACTACTGATACTGAAGAAGCTATTGTTGAATACTTAGCTTCTGATGATCAACCTTTTAGAGATAAGATCTATAGGGATCGTATTGAATATGCTTTTTATAAGTTATCTGAAAATATTATTCATACATTTAAGTTCTATTATACTGACTCAGATACAATTGAGGAACTTAAACATGAGGTAGTAACATTTCTACTTGAGAAACTTCACTTATATAATCAGGATAAAGGTAAAGCATTTAGTTATTTCGGTACAATAGCTAAACGCTATCTTATTGTTTATAATAATAATAACTATAAGAAATTACAAGAACGTGCTGATATAGATGAATTAGATGAGGATCATGGATTTTTATCTGATAGTAATAAGGAAGCTGAAGATCAAGAAGATCCAAACACATTTATTGATCAGTATGTTCGATATGTAGACAAATATATTCATCAATTATTTCCTAAAACCCAGGATGCTCGTACGGCTGACGCAATAGTTGAATTATTTCGTAAACGTGAAACGTTAGAAATATTTAATAAAAAGGCATTATATATCTACATTCGCGAAATGACCGATACATCTACTCCTCACATTACTAAAGTAACTAAAAAACTAGATACATTACGTACCAGACTATATAATGAATATTATAAGCACGGGTATATAAAAATCTAAGTATATTATATTTATTGATAAACGCAAGCTATGGCTAATTTTGATGACGTTACCTTATTTGGTAATACGTCACTATCCGATATATTTAAACAAATTCATCGTAACAATAAGGATACTGACAAACAGATTAATGAATTAATTGATGCTCTTAAACCATTAGCATCATCTAATGCTGGATCGGCAGTAATGCTAATGCCTACTGTTAAAGATTTAATTGATGTTAATGTAAAAAATAACGAGCAATTAATTAAAATGGCAGGTATTGCACAACGTGCATCAACTGCTAGCGCATCTAATAATCAAGAATTATTATTTGACCCATCAGAAATACAACAATTATTAGAAGAACAACGGGCTGTACAGGTTGAAGGTCAAAAATTATTAGATCAAACAGAAACTATTCAGCACCAAATAGAGAATAAATAATGGTAATTAAAACAGGCCTATCATCATTTTCATCTGGTATAGCTAATACCTATAATTCTAGTGGTGGAAGTATCTTCCAACCTCAGATAGGTAAAGTATATGGGATAGTTACTACTGAAAATACTCCTACAAAAGAAGCTTTCAAACGAGCAGGAGGATTTAGCGGGATTGGAACCATATTTTATATGGATTATAATCAAGCAAATAAAAATATAGATACTACAGATGATATTCTTAATAAATGTAGTACAGCAAAACCATTTTTTGCCTTTATTCAAGATTATCCTTTAATAGGAGAAGTAGTATTAATAACAGATGGACCTAATCCAGATTCTCAAATCACAGCAGCTGGTGGACAGAAATATTACTTAGGTACTATCAATTTATGGAATAATAGTCAACAAAATGTTCCATCAGGGGATTTTTTAGGAAAAACATTTGTTGAAAAAGCAGATTTAAGAAATTTACTTTGTTTTGAAGGTGATAGAATAATTCAAGGTAGAAAAGGAAATGGAATACGATTTGGCAGTACAGTAAAGTCAAAATCAAATGTCAATGAATGGAGTTCAATAGGGGGTGATGGTGATCCTATTACTATATTAGTAAACGGATATGTAACTACAGATACAGGCTCATTAGCTCCTAATATTGAAGAAATAAATAAGGAACAATCATCTATTTACTTAACAACATCACAAGTATTACCATTAAAACCAGGAGCTAGTATAGTTAATCCTAGAGTTAATACAATAAAACCAAATGATTATAACTCAGCTCAATTAATAGCTAATAGTGATAGAATTACTCTTAATGCTAGAAAAGATGAAGTATTATTATTTGCTAAAGGCAATATTGAATTAAGTACAGATAATATAATTAATATAAATGCTGGTAGAGTAGCTCATATTAATTCACCTTCTATTGCTTTGGGGATTAAAAAAGATGGTACTTATCCAACTGAACCAGTAGTATTAGGAGGTCAAATGTCATATGCTTTTGATTTATTAATAGCAGCTTTAGATAATTTAGCGGCAAGTCTATCAACAGCAACTGTACCTACAACAGAAGGAGCAATGTCTATTCCATCTTGTAATAATGCTGGTGCTCAATTATTTGCTGATTTAAAGCGTTTATGTGACCAAGTAGAAAAATGTTTTTCAACTAACGTATATACAATATAATGTCTGATATAAACATACCAAATAATCCTAATTCACCTAAGACACCACCAGTTCCTGGTAATGTGGGATCGTTAGCTAATCCTAATGCGTTATCCAATTTAAGTAATTCGAAACCACCTACTACCTTTGGAAATCAAATACAAGACCAAGCTAAACAACAAGTAATTAAAGCAGCTACTAATAATCCTTTAGCTAATTTATATAAAGAGAAAGCAGCTTTAATTCAAGAAGGAATACAGTTAGATATAAATTATAAATTAGAATTATTTAAACTTGACCAACAACACCAATTATATCAAAAATTATCTCAGGCTAATACTAATAAATCTAATGTAACATCTGATACGTCAGCTGCTCCACCCCAATTAACAGGAAATGTAACTAATGAAGATACTACCTATGTTGGTGATACTAGTTGGAAAGGACAAACCCCAGATAAAGATCATGGTTTAAGACAATGTAAGTCAAATTATAATGGGCCTTGTGATGTAATTTGGGATGGATATATTCATAATTATGTATCACAAGCTTTATGGAAACAAAAATTTCAAACATCAGTTCCTAGTAGTATAGATGGTAATGATAATACAGATCCAAACCCACCTTCAAACAAATCTACTCCCTCCGTAGGTATATCAGATGAACAATATAAAAAGGATGTTAATACTGCAAATAATAATTATAAAGAAGATCAAGCTAAATTAACAATACGAAAGGAAGCAAATCAAAAATCAATTGATGATTTATTAAAAGATCCTTTTAAAAAACAAAAAGACGAAATTAAAAAAATAAAAAATCGTTTAAAAAAACGTAGAAAAAAACTTACAGAAGACGAAAGAAAAGCAAAAAAAGAAAAAAATAAACAAGTATTTGCAAATAGTAAAAAAAGTTTAGTAGCTATTTTAACTTTAACTTTAACTAATCAAATAGCTAATATAATAGCTCAAAATGGTAAAATAGGAAAATTAGTAGATGATACTAATGAAATAATAACGGCAGCTAATGAATCTGGAGACGCAACAAAATTACAAAATGCTAAAGTAGCTAGAGATAATGCTATACGAATAATTCAAGATAATGAGAATAAAATAATAAAAATTAGAGATCAAATTAATAGGATTAGTATATTCATTAATATATTTAATATTATAGTTAATGCATTAGGTCCTATTTTATTAGGGATACCAACCCCTTCTCCTGCTCCCGATCTAGTAACACCACCAAAAGAAATATTTAGAAGAAAAGTATATGAACCTGCTTTAAGATTATTAAATACATTAAGTGCATTATTACCAATAATTTCAGTTACCTTAGATCAAGCAATTTCTATATTAGAAGATTATAAAACCCAATTATTAGATATAAATGGTCAATTAGAGGAATCAGCTAACTTTTCAACTTTAAGTGGACCTGGTGGATTAAGTGGTGGTGGGTTTGGTACTATAAGTGAAACATATAAAGGATTTAGATTTGCTATAAGAGAAGATAATAGTTTTGGTGGAGTACATATAGGAAATTTTAAACGTCATTACGCTGTGGCTATAGATATCAATAATGTAGATGTATTAAAAAGTGAATTATCATTTACGTTAGACCCAGATGATTTAATAACTCAGTTAAAATTAGTAATAGATCAACAGGGACTATTTACAGGTGATGGTAATTCATCTCTTGATGGAAATCCTAATAGTTCTAATACTTCCACCCCAAAATCACAAACCCAATCTAATAATCCTAATATACCATCATCAATAGTTCCTTCTGTAGGTTCAATAAATACTCTTCAAAATACATCATCAACTCCTCCAAAATCATTAGTAGTAGTGGCTCCTGGGGGAACAACAGCAAAAATTCCGTTATCTCCTATAGATAAGGCAAAAATTACTGCGGCCGCCGCTGCTTCCGGTCCTAATCCACAACCTAAAATAGATTTGGCTTTTTTATTGGCGGCAGATAAAAAATGGAAGAATGAATATAAAGCATGGCAGAGTAAATTATCAAGTGGAATATCAGGAATAAAAAGTTAAAAAGTTAAATATTTATATATATGAATGTCAAATTATTCAAAAAATTAATTAGAGAAGCAGTAATCGAGGCTCTTCATGAAGAATTGCCTGATATTATTAATGAAACATTAGCTAAACAAAACAAACAAACATTACGTGAAAATCAATCATTTAATTTCACTAGTGCTGATATAGCTCCATTACCCGGAGATGTACGTAGTTCGTTAATGGCTAAAATGGGTGCTGAATTTGGTTTTCAACAACCACAACGTACTGATTTAAAAGTAATCGATAAGGTTGATGAATCAACAGGAGAAAAAATAAACCCATATTTGAATTTTATTGCTGATGCAGCAGCTAATATGTCACCAATGGATAGATCAGGACTAAGACAATTAGACTAATATGCCTATACCACAAGTAGTAAAAATAGATCCATTAGATTTGCGAAAAAATATCGCAATTGGGGTATCTTTACCTTTTAATGGACCTGCAGGACCATTTAATAAAACATATAGCACACAAGAACAAGCTAAATCAGATTTAATTAATCTATTACTCACTAATAAAGGAGAAAGAGTATTTAATCCTGATTTTGGAACTGATCTTAGACTAGTATTATTCGAACCTATAACAGAAGATATAATACCTATAATAAAAGATTTAGTTACTACTAGTGTTAATACTTACGTTCCAGCTGTAATAGTATCAGATATAACAGTAAAAAAAGACGAAGATCAAAATACCATATCAATAGTAGTTACGTATAGAATGAGAGTATCAGGACAATCAGACCAAATAACAGTACAATTTATATAAAATGGCAGAAAATAGAGTATCATATTTAAATAAAACCTTTAGTGATTTTAAAAGTAGTTTAATAAATTATACAAAAACTTACTTTCCAAACACATATAATGACTTCTCAGATGCCAACCCTGGAGCTATATTTATTGACTTAGCAGCATATGTTGGTGATGTTTCTTCATTTTATATTGATACTCAAATTCAAGAAGGATTTTTATTATATGCTAAAGAAAGACCAAATTTATTTGCTCTTTCATATATGTTTGGATATCGCCCTAAAGTATCATATGCTTCAACAACTACAGTAGAAATATATCAATTGATACCTTCTATTAATATAGGAGGACAATTACAACCTGATTACACTTATGCTATAATAGTTCCTGAAAATACAGTAGTAACATCGGCTAGTACGGGTATTAAATTTTTAACTATACAAAAAGTTGATTTTAATGATACGGCTAATACAGAAGTAACATTAGCTAATAATAATTTTTTCCTATTAAAAAAATCAGTTAAAGTAATATCTGCTGAAATTAAATCCACAACATTCACATTTACGGGACCACAAAAATTTCAAGTAGAAAATATTACAGATACTAATATATTAAATATACTGGATGCTACTGATAGTGATGGAAATAAATGGTATGAAGTACCATACTTAGCTCAAGCTAGTATGTTAATGCCTATTACTAATCCAAATGCTGCATCAGATGGTGTACCTTATTTAGTTAACTATCAAAGAGTACCTCTCCGTTTTGTATCTAGATTTATAACAGATAATACATTACAATTAGAATTTGGAGCAGGGTTATCAAACGCTTCAGATGATACTATACTACCAACTCCAGATAATATTCAATTAGGTTTAGTACCTGGTATATCTACTTTATTAAATGATTATAATAAAGCTACTCCATTTATTACTCAAGAATATGGTTTAGCTCCAAGTATGACTACCTTAACAGTTAGATATCTTGTAGGTGGTGGTGTTGAATCTAATGTTCCTTCAAATGATATAGTTACTATTGATAAAATAGGTATTAAAGTTGGTTTAGGTAATTTAGGTGGACCCTTAGCACAACAAGTATTAAATAGTATAGTGTGTGCTAATCCTAACCCAGCATCCGGTGGTAAAGGTGGAGATGAAGTAGAAGAAATTCGCAATAATGCATTATATGCTTATCAATCTCAATTACGTGCTGTAACTAGAGAAGATTATATAGTACGGGCTTTATCATTACCAACTGATTATGGTTCTATAGCTAAAGTATATGTTACACAAGATGTAGCTCGTGAAATGATAGCTACACCAACAGTAGCTCGTACTGAAGAACGTAATCCTCTTTCATTAGATATGTACACACTAGCTTATGATTCTAATAAAAATTTAACCACATCATCACCTACATTAAAGCAAAATTTAGCTACATATCTTAATCAATATAGAATGGTTACAGATGCCATAAATATTAAAGATGCGTTTTATATTAATATAGGTGTTAATTTTGATATAGTAGTACAAAGTGGATATAACAACAATGATATTGTAACTAATTGTATATTAGCATTAAAGAATTTCTTTAATATAGATAATTGGACAATTAATCAACCCATTATTTTATCGGATGTAACTTCTATTTTATTAAAAACAAATGGTGTACAATCAGTAACTAAATTAGAAATATATAATAAATACGATAATACAGGAGTAACATATTCTAAATATGGTTATGATATACCAGGAGCAACACGACAAGGCAACATATATCCATCAGTAGATCCTAGTGTTTTTGAAGTTAGATATCCAGATACTGACATACAGGGTCGAGTTGTACCATTTAGACTTTAATTAAAAAAGTTATAGTCTGTCATATTTATATGTAGTAATTACGTAACTATGGCAGTTTATAAAATATTCCCCCAAAAAAGTACTACGCTTTATTCATATTACCCAACATTAAATGCTGGATTAGACGAAATATTAGAACTTAGTACTTATGAATCTATTGAAGGTACTTATGAAGTATCACGTCCACTTATCCAATTCCCACAAGATGAAATAGATGACGTTATTAATAATAAAGTAAATGGAGCTAATTATGATGCCTATTTAAAATTATCATTAGCGAATGCTTCACAAATTCCCTTAGATTATACTATATACTGTTATCCATTAACTTCTATATGGAATATGGGTACAGGTAGATTAGCTAATTCTCCAATAACAACTGATGGAGCAAGTTGGGAATATAAAGATCAAGATGGAGGTAATGTATGGTTTACAGCTGGTAATTTTCCTGCTTTTACTACAGGATCATACTCAGGTACTAATGTAGGTGGAGGATTATGGTGGAATAATTCATATTATGAATGTACACAATCCTTTAGTTACTCTAGTGATAAAGATCTTGAATTAAAAGTTACTAGAATAGTAAGTGACTGGAATTCAACACAAATTCCTTCTAATACCGGTTTCATATTAAAACATGGTACTGATTTAGAATTTACATCTGCTTCTAAATTTGAATTAAAATATTTCTCATCTACAACTCATACTATATATCCACCTTGTTTAGAAATAAGATGGAATGATTTTACATATAATACTGGATCTCAAACAGTAATAAATTCAGATCTATATGTTACTAGTTTAGGTAATAATAAACAAACATATCAACAAGATTCAGTACAACGTTTTAACATAAAAATTAGACCAAAATATCCACCAAGAACGTTTTCTGCATCAACTTTTTCATTTAACGTATCAAATTATGTTTTTCCTTCTTCTTCATATTGGTCACTAAAAGATTTGGATAGTGAAGAAATAGTCGTAGATTACGATACGACATATACTAAAATTAGTTGCAATACAAGTGGTAGCTATTTTGATTTATATATGAATGGGTTAGAACCAGAACGTTGGTATCAATTATTATTTAAAACAGTATTAAATAATGGTGAAACAGTAATATTTGATGATAATTATTCATTTAAAGTTATAAGATAATATGTCTCAAATCCCTATAGAAAAACAAGTATTCGATAAAAATACTTTTGGTAGAGTAATAAATACTCAGTTTAGTCAATTATTAAATAATATATCTGAAGAAACACCTGAATTTACATTAGAAGATTTTTTTCAACTATATGAAGATTTATTTTATCAAATCCCAAAAGAAGGAGATGCTAATTCACATAGATATATGCTAGAAAGATCAGCAGATTATTTAGGTGTTATAGTTAACCAAGATGATATTCAAGCATTATTAGAAGAAATAACTAATTTGAGACAACAAGTATTAGATACACAAACAGCAATTGCTGATATAAGTAAAACAGTTCAAAAATAATGGCAAATAATATAAAAATAGTAGGTAGTATTCTTGATACTAGTAAGATTTCTCGTTATGATGCAAAAGATATAAATTTAATTTCATCTCAGAAAATTGCAGAAAATTTTGGTGGAGAAGGAGATTATATTGAGTATTATACATATGATATTGCTGGAAATTTACTAGATATAAATTATGATTATCTTAGTTACAAATTACCATCAGATATAGGTTTAACTCCGGGAACATCAAATCCACCAAATACAACGGGTAATATTCAAACTACAGATGTAGGTATTGATTCAACATTAGCATCACCAACAAGTTCATTATACCCTATTATTGAAATAGATCCTGTTCAAGATTTACAAGACATAGGTTATTCATCAGGAGAGTTTAATGTTAGATACAATATATTTCATAATAAATTATCCAACTTTCAAGATAAAGCGTTATTTGTTAAAGAAATTTCACAAGACAGAACGGAGATAAGATTAGCTTCTACTACATTAACAAATGACGAAATTGAATCTACTGTTTTATCTATTATAGATGAAATAAATAATTCACCTTACTTTGTAGATTATTTATTAAATTTTGGTGTTAATAACCAATATGTAGCCGTTAATGTTGCTTTAAATAAAGCACCTGAGGGATATGAAGTATTATTTAAATTATATCAACCCTTACCTTTAACCATACAGGAAAAACAAACATTATGGATTGTAGAAGAAAAAACAACTCCATACGTTTTTGATATAAATTTAGATAAATTAATAATAGCAGCTCCTGCTCAACAATTAAGGGGTCCTAATTTTGGAATTGAAATACCAAATCAAAGTACTGTATCTACACAATATAATACTTATTCTAATTTAGTAACAGGATTACAATCATTACAACAAACATCATATCATCAAATATTAAATTTATTAGCTACACAAAGTGTAAATATAAATATTGATTATACTGATTTTAATAATTTTGTATTTTTTGGATCAGCATACCAACGTGTAACTAATTTTTATACTAAAGCACAACAAATTGAGGATTACAATAATTTTATTTCAGCTAATTCCTCTTTAACTTCATCAACACCTAGTTTAATAACAGAAATTAATACTTATTCTTCTAGTGTAAGTACAATTATATCTCAGTTTGATGGATATGAATCATATTTGTATTTTGAATCTAGTTCGTACGCATGGCCTAAATCAGGATCAGCTAAACCATTTAGTTTATTATCAACAGGATCTGCAGCTGTATTAAGTTGGTATCCTGCCTTAACATCATCAGCTCAAACTTATGATGAAACTAATTATGATAATTTAGAATATGCTGTACCAACATTTATAAAAGATGATGATACAAATTCTCCATTCTTATTATTTTTAAATATGATTGGTCATTATTTTGATAATATATGGATTTATTTAGGAGCAGTAACTGATGTAAATTTAGCTAATAATAACTTAAATTATGGTATATCTAGAGATTTAGTATATAATCAATTACAATCATTAGGTATTAAATTATATAATAGTCAAGCGGGTGAGTCTGTAGATCAATTTTTAATAGGTGCTAATACGGGTAGTTCAATATGGGATAATAATACCACTATCACAGGTAGTTATTTAAATAATATACCACGTAAAGATCTAGTATCTGAATTATATAAGCGTATTTATCATAATTTACCTTTATTATTAAAAACTAAAGGTACAGTTGCTGGACTAGATCACCTTACAACAATATTTGGTATTACAGGTAGTATACTAAATGTTAAAGAATTTGGTGGATCATTAAAATCTAATTTAATAAATGGATATAATAATGATAAAGTAAGAATTGTTGATAATAGTATTGCTGGTCACCCTAGTGGAAGTGTATTATCACCATTTTTAAGTTTACAAACATTTCCTGTTACATCATCTCAATTTAGAGATAATGACATGAATTATGTTGATATATCATTTTCACCTCAAACACAAATTGACACATATATCTCAGGAGCTATTGCGTCTAATAATCCATCATGGAGTTTAGATGATTATATAGGTGATCCTAGACAACAATATAGTGGATCATATCCTGATTTAGATACTCAACGTAAATTATACTTTGGAACTGGTGTAAGTGGATTTCCTCCATTTACAGGATCTTTAATGGATTATAATGGTTTTATTCGTTTAATACAGTATTTTGATAATGCTTTATTTAAAATGTTGAATGATTTTGTTCCTGAAAGAACAAGTTTATCAACTGGTGTAACGTTTAATTCACCTGTATTAGAACGTAATAAAGCGGTGTATGCTAATCCATCTAACTCAACTACACAAAGTGTATATGATGCTGAATATTCTGCATCAACTATATCGTCTCAGTATGGTACTTTTTATAATTCATTATCATCATCCAATAATACTATGGGGTGGTTTGATGGTGAATTAAGTGGTAGTATAGTAAATGTTAATCAATATTTCTTAGATAATCCAAATCCATATTTAGGTGATTGGAATGTATGGAACGCTCAACATTCAGCCACACAAAGTATTAATGCAAACTCTTTTGCACACTCAGAATGGAATGTATTATTAAATAACGTATCTAAAAGCGTTGTATCTACTAGAAGAAAAAAGATAGAGTATACTGGTAATTATTTACCAACAGGAAGTATTACTAGTAGTGCTGAATTACAAGATTCATATTTAACATTACGCTCATATAATACATCACGTTATGAAGGATCAAAAACAACTAGTTTAAAATATAATACATACACATCCTCTTCATACACAGGATCAGATGGTAAAATTCAAGTAGGAGATAAATCGTATGGTAAAACAGCAGCTATTGATCGTCAATCATATAAAGTAGGTTGGGTAAAAAATATACCATCTCAATCATTAAATTTTTCTGATAAAACACAAATACAGCTAAAATATCTAGTTGATGCTAGTCAAAATCTAACAGATCTAACATTAAAAAATAATAACTTATTTGAAGTACAAAATACATTTAAGTCAGGAGATAATGTAGTATTATCATTATCTGATGCTATTAAACCATCATTCCAAAAAACACTTGATGGTACTAAAACTATTTTTAGAGGAGGATACTCATTTGATCCTATTTTATTTAGAGAAAATAATGAAACTTTATATTTTAGATCTTTAACACCATTATCATCAAGTAAGGCATATGCTGGTTTAAAATCATATGGGTTAGACTTTTACTCTTTTACTAATACTGGTGATTCTATATATAAAAATGCTGTGGATCATGGTATTGGTTCATCTCCAATTGATCCTTCTGTATCTTTAGATACATATAATGTATTTGGGGTTAGTTATTTTATAAATTACGATGGACGATTTAAAAATAAAACAGATTTTCCTACTATTGGACAATCAGCGGCTAGCCAAGCTTATTCTAAAACAGATTGGAATGCATACCTTATTCAAATATCACAGCAAAATAACAGCAAAATAAAGTGGGATTTAACAGCAACAGGATATATAGAATGCCCAGGTGGAAACATACCAGCGTCTGGTCCTAATGGGTTTGATGTAAGTGATGGGGTAAAATATGCTTATATTTTTGATCAAATAAAATTTAATTATACATCTTCATTTTACGGTGCGTATAATATTGAAGATACGGATGTTATAGGTAATGGACAATATTTATTTCAAGCTCCTAGAAATAGTGACTCATATAATATAAAACTAAAAGTTCCAATATTCATTAATGTTGAATACTTTAAAGGAGATAATAATGATTGGATATATTATTCAGGTAATGGATCAACAAATAATAATAAGGGATTTTCATTTAAAATATTTGGAATTTTAGAAAGTGCTATAAATCCAACATCAACAACACGATGGACTTATAGAGGTTCTACATCAATAAGTACTCAAGTTGGATCATCAATACAAGGACAAAATGGTCCTGTTGGTAATGCTAATATAGGTCTTCTTCATTGGGATGGAACAAATGCACAAAGTGGACCAGGCAATGAACTTTCTATACCTAATCCATACACTAATAATTTTGCTGGGGTTCTTACTTTATCAAGCGATACGTCATCAACAGAAGAAATTACTATATCTTTACAAAAAGGCGAAATTCTTAGATTTAGAGTAGTTTTACTTGATATAGATAGATTTTTCACATATGGTAGAGATTACCGTATAGAAATAGGAAAACCTCAATTACCTCCTTCAGTTAGTCCTTTTATTAAAACACTTACTGGATTTTCTCCTAGTGCTATATCTGATATACCACCTGCTTCTTTTGAAATAAAAGATTTAAACTATCAAAAAACACTTTATAAATATGACACTATAATAACAGGCAGTACAGTATTCTTTCAAACGTCAGATAATTCTATTAATTTTATAGATGATGTAATAACTGTTTTAGCTACAAGTTCTTTATTTCAACCTACAGCCCCTACAAGTAACTATTATTCTCCTGTAACTGATATTTTATCAATACAAGAAAATGATCTGATTAGACTATCATCTTTTAATAGTCCAACTCCAGATTATTATACTGTAGTAACTGCAAGTTTATCAAGTAGTCCAATATTATTAACCGCTAGTGCTTCTTTTAATCCTCGGTTTTCATACCAAGGTGGACTGTATAATATGATTCAATTAAAAAATACAGCAGATACTCGGAATTTCTTTAATACTATATGGAATAGCACGTCTAAACAATTTACTATAAGTAATATTTCAGGAGTAACAAATCCACTTACAATGTATGCTGCTCCTATATATATTACTATTGATTTTAATGATGTAAATACTAATCCACCAATATTATATAATTTTATAAGAATATTAGTATCTTCCCGTACTTTAACAACTCCACCAGCGTATATTCCTCTACAGGGATATTGGGGAATAGATATTAATAATAATTTAAGATTATACTCAGATTTTAATCAAACTATAATATCTACTAATTTACCAACGTTTACAGAAAGTAATCCAAAACTAAAATTTAATTGCGTTCTAGATAGATCTATAACATTACAAGCTCAATTAAGTCAAAATTTTGCAATACTACGTCCTAAACCAGATGAAACCTCTGTAATTATTAATTTTAAGAAATCACCGGGAGATGTATCACAAACAATTCTAGTACCACAAGATGCAAATAATGAAATTAAAAGTAAAGTAGGTACTATATTCTCAAGTCTTAACGTAGATTTATCTAATACATCTCAAAATCTAACTCAATAATGATAAATTTATATTATACCCCCGCTTCAGGATCAATTTCATCTAGTTTATCAGTAATATATGATACTAACAATAATACATCATTGTATAACGATGTTACTTTAGAAGTATCAGCGAGCAAATACTTAATATCAGGTTCATCTAATTATTTAGATTATACACGAGTCTATATTAAAAGTGGTAGTATAACTTATGCTTCTTTTCCAATAGAAGAAACTAATATATATTATTTAAATCCTATTGCTACCCCAATAATATCATCTTCATTCTTAACAAATTGGAATTTTTCAATTACGTCAGCAACATCATCAGCAAATAATATATTCGCTATATATTCATCCTCATTAGCATCCGCTAGTGTATATCAAACTCAATCTTCTAATACTGGTATTACATCATTATTAGCTAATGTGAATTATACAGTATTAGTGTCAGGGAGTGGTTTATTTTATACTTCAAGCATATTAATTACAGATGATTTATCAGCCTCAACATCATCTTACGTAACGGCATCAAATACTCCTGTAACAACAAGTATTTCAGGATCATCATCTTTAAGTAAGTATTCTATATATGCTCAAACTACCACGTTACCTTATATAACATTAACATATACCTCATCCTATTACCCAGTTGCTAATACAAGTAGTTTAAGTAGTTGGAACTCATATTTAAATATTTCTGCTTCATCTCTATCCCAATCATCAGCAAATACATTCTATTTAGTAGGTGGAAACCTATCTAGTGTTTTAACATTAGATGGTTTAGGACAAACCTTATCTAATTTTAGTTCGTTTGGGTTAAGTAATTTACGTACATTTAGAAGTAACGCTAGTTCTTTAACTGATTTCTTTAATATTAGTACTTTACCCTCTTTAACAACTCTTGAGTTATATAATAATAAAATAACAGGTAGTATACTATCTTTAAATACAGCGTCTTTAGTTAGCTCTAGTGTAACTACTATTAATATCGGAAATAATAAAATATCAGGTAGTATCAGTAATGTATTATCAGTTTTCCCTCAATCTATTCAATATGTTGATTGTTCAATAAATTATCTTACTGGTAGTATACCTATTTTATCTCAATCATATGCTTTATCATATTTTGACTGTTCATATAATCAATTATCTGGTAGTATGTCTAGTCTAGATGGTAGCTATAGTTTACAATATTTTGATTGTAGTGACAATAGGTTAACAGGTAGTATACCCGTATTTACTACTAATAGTATTAGTTTACAATCTTTTGATTGCTCATATAATCAATTATCTGGTATTATACCTAATTTAAGTTCTAGTGTTAATTTACAATATTTTAATTGCAATAATAACATTTTAACAGGTAGTATTGATATATCAGGATCAAGTAATTTAATAAGTTTTGTTTGTAATAATAATAAACTGTCAGGTAGTATTAATAGTTTAGAGGGATGTGTTAGTCTATCATATTTTGATTATAGCTATAATCACATACTTGGAGATATTCCTCGTTTAACTAACACTCCAAACTTAACAGACTTTATATGTAGTTATAATGGAGATCTTCAAGATTATATATTTACAACAGATACCCTACCTGCTACACTATTGAATTTTCAAGCATATAATGCTAATGTCTTTAAACAATCAGCAATAGATGGTATATTATATGGTTTAGATGCTGCTGGTAATATAAGTGGATCTGTAAATTTATCTGGATCTTCTAATGCTACTCCATCAACAACAGGATATTCATATACTTCATCTTTAAAAAACAAAGGTTGGATAGTTTACACAAATTAATTATATTAAATCTGAATTCTTAACATATTTATAGTATATACAATAATAAACAATTATGGCAATATTAAATCCAACAACGGTAACAGTAGATGCAATTTTGACTACAAAAGGCCGTGAATTACTAGCTCGCAACGATGGTTCGTTTCAAATTACACAATTTTCCTTGGCTGATGATGAAGTAGATTATACATTATATAATCCATCCCAACCATCTGGATCAGCATTTTATGGTGAAGCAATTGAAAATATGCCTGTGATTCAAGCATTTCCAAATGATACACAAATAATGCGTTATAAATTAGTAACGTTACCTCGTGGAACATCACGCTTACCAGTTGTAAGTTTAGGTTACAATACAATTACACTTAAACAAGGTGCTTCGTTAACAATTACACCTCAAACATTGAATTATTTAGGTGCTACAAGTACATTTGAAGCTAATGGATATGTAGCTACAATATCAGATATTAGATTATTATCATCATTCCAAGGTACAGGTATTACAACTACAACAGTTGGAGATCAAAACTTAAATACAACTACAGGTGCTGTACTATCTAAGTCAGTAATTGGTACATCATTTACTTTAACTGGTACAACAGTTAATACTTTATATGGTACTTCATTAACTACATTAGCTACTACAATTACAGTAATTGGTAGAGATAGTGGAGCTAGAATTACTATTCCAGTTAACATTCAAAAAGTATCAACAACCTAATAAAATAAAATAACAATATGTCATTTTCAAGATACGCAACAGAAGACTCAGTAATAAGCGCCGAAACAGTAGTTCGTGGATTATGGAGTGGTGATGTAAATACATTATCTACATTTTTTACAGGTAGTGGATACACTGAATATTATTTAGATATATACCAAGGTAACCCTACAACAACAACATCATCAATTCAATTTGATATTCAATATGGTCATTTATATGGATCAGGATCAGTACCTATAAATCCTTTTGTTAAAGGATATTCTCCATCTCGTATTGTATATGGTCAATATAGAAATTTAGTTTATGGTACTGAAGAAACTAATTTTAGCTTTGATGGAGGTGTGACAACAGCACAACAAATATACGTACTTAATATATCAAGAGAAAGATACAAGCAAGCATTATTACCTGGTTCATTTAATTTATCTTTAAGAAGTGGAAGTGCTGATATTCAATTAACAGATGATAGTAATACAACTTCATTAACTAGATTTATTGGTGAAAATAAAATATACTATATTATTAGTGGTAGTAATGGAACACCATATATAGCTGCTGCTTCTTCTTCATATTATGGTATGATGTTACCTGATTTAGGTATAATTATATTAGATGCTTCAGGTTCATTAAAACCATACATATCTGCTTCAAATTTAGCAACAAATTCAAGAGTAGACAATTCAGTACAATTATTTTACTCTATTTCATCTTCAGCAGCAGCAGTTAAAATTGGTTTTCAATTACAATCACAAGAAGTAGTTTCATCACGTTATTTCTTTACACGTGTTAAAAATAGCGAATTTAATTATACAACAAACCCATCTATTATAGATGCAAATGGTAACTTATTATTTACTACATTAATTAATAATCCTCAAACATATATTACAACTGTAGGTATGTATAATGATAATAACGAATTATTAGCTGTAGCTAAATTAAGTAAACCATTAACAAAAGATTTCACTAAAGAAGCTCTAATTAGAATCAAATTAGATTATTAATGCATGTCATCATTCAAAAAGTTATCCAAGGCCGATGTAACAACAGTATCCTACGCTGCTAATAAGCGATGGGACTTGACTTATAATGGTACTCCTAACGATGATTATGCTGTTGGTTTTTTAGGTAGAAATAGATCATTTAATGATTTTAAAACTACTACTACAAATGGTCAATATCAAGCACTAGTATATGCCTCAGTAAACCATTTATTTTATCAACAATATTCTTCTAGTTTAGATACAGGTTCACTAATGTTTAATGTAAACACTTATGAATCTGCTTCTCAACAACGTCCTACTGCTTCATATTTTAATTATAATACTAATCCTTTATTTATACCATATTTACTTACAGGTTCAAACCAAACTGTAGGAGTATTAAGTATAAATCAAAATATATATGGTTCTAAAATATTACCAAATAGTTTTCAAATATCATCCTCAGCTGGTGATATTATTAAAGATGATGGAAATGGAAATTTATATGAAATTTCTCAAGCTCAATCTCAATATGTTGATTTAAATTGGGTAACATTAAATTATATCCAAACTGGTAGTTTAACAGAACCTGGAGTATTTTTTATAGGGAATATATTTTATGCTCATGGAATAGCGATTTTTTCATCAGGTAGTTATACAAGCTTTATTACAGGAGGTACTACTAAATCAATATCATTTCAAAATGAACATATCATTTATGAAAATGAAGTACGTTGTATTATAAAAGAAAGCGACTATAATTTAACATATAATCCTACCATACTAAAATACAAAGGACAATATATAACATCAGATAGTAATGGATATACATTAACTGGTTCATTTGATACAACAGTTAAAGATTTTGCTACTGGATCAGCATTTCAACCATACGTTACAACAATAGGATTATATAATGATGATAATGATTTATTAATGGTAGCTAAATTAGGTAAACCAATAGTACTATCATCAGACACAGATATGACATTTATTGTCAAATACGATACTTAAAAACAGTTTTATGAATTGGTTATATGAATATGTCCCATTACGGGACGACTTTACAACAGACGATTATGGTTTTATTTATAAAATCACAAATCTAGAATCCAACAAATTTTATATTGGTCGAAAATCATTCGTCCATAATAAGAAGAAAAAACTCACCAAAAAGGAAATAGCTGAACAAACTGGTCCTGGCCGTCGCTCAACTACTAAAGTAGAACAAATCGACAGCGGTTGGCGCAAATACTGGGGTTCATCTAAGGAATTATTAGCTGATGTTAAATTGCTAGGCGAAGATAAATTCGAACGCGAAATATTAAAGTTTTGTCCTACCAAAAAGCAACTCACATTTTACGAAATACAATACCAAATACAACACTCAGTATTATTTACTGACACATACAACGATAATATACTAGGTAAGTTCTTTAGAAAAGACTTTGTTACGGCAAAATAATTTCATATATTTCAGGTTATGGAAAATGCTGCTCTTCTAATTTTATTGGAATCTGTACTAGGACAAGGTCACAAGACTAGTCGGGGCAATTATTCATTTAAATGTCCATTTTGTACTCATCATAAGAATAAACTAGAAATCAACTGCGTAACAAACGCTAAAAGCGAGAATTTTTGGCATTGTTGGGTGTGTGAGGCGAAAGGTAAAACCGTTAGATCCCTTTTTAAAAGCGCTAAAGTAGCCGCTAATAAAGTAGCTGAACTAAATATGATTATAGCTCCTGGTAAGGATGTAGATAAAAATATTGTATCTACTGCTTTAGAGCTACCTAAGGAATTTATATCATTAACTTCAGTTGTTGAAAACAAAATTGCAACTATTGAAGCAAAACACGCTATTAAATTTTTACGTAAGCGTGGTATAACCGCTGATGATATTATTAAATACAACATTGGTTTTTGTAATGATGGTCCATATAAAGATAGAGTTATAGTTCCTTCATATGATGAAAATGGTATTATAAATTACTTTATTGCTCGCGCTTATAAAGAGGGGCCACAAAAATATAAAAATCCTCCTACTGACGCTAAATCAGCTATTGGTTGGGAGTTATATATAAATTGGGACGCACCAATTGTACTTGTTGAAGGTATATTTGATGCATTAACAATTAAACGCAACGTTATTCCCCTATTTGGGAAAATTATTCACGAGAAACTAATGAAAAAATTAGTCCGTTCATCAGTTAATAGAATCTATATTGCACTTGATCCTGATGCTATTAAAAATGCTTTTAAATACTGTGAAGAATTAATGTCATATGGTAAAGAAGTATACTTGGTAGAATTAGATGGTAAAGATGCTAATGAAATTGGATTTGAGAGGTTTTTAAACATTATTGAAAATACTGAACCTCTTAACTTTCAGTCTCTATTGACTAAAAAACTCCAATTATGATTGAAAAAAATGTAAATGTTATCAAAGATCCAAAGATTAAACGTATTGTTGAATACAAAGAAGGCGACAAACAAGTTAATGTTTTAGACACTAGATTTTATCGTCGCGACACAAAATATTACCCATCAGTAACATCCATTTTAAATTACTTTCCTAAAAACCAATTCTTCCATAGCTGGCTAAAAGATGTAGGACATAATTCCGATATTATAGCTAATAAAGCAGCAGGCGAAGGTACACAAGTACATAATGCTGTTGAAGCGTTTTTAAATGGTGAAGAACTTGTTTGGATTGATGAATATGGTAACGCCAAATACAATTTAGATGTTTGGAAAATGATATTACGCTTTGCTGATTTCTGGAATACCCATAAACCAGAATTAGTAGTAGCAGAATACCATCTATTCTCAGATGTACATGAATATGCAGGTACTGCAGATTTAGTTGTAAGATTATTTGGTAACTTATGGTTATTGGATCTTAAAACATCAAATTCACTCCACACTAGCTATGATTTACAATTAGCAGCATATGCAACGGCATGGAACGAAACACATGATGAAAAAGTTACTCATACCGGTATATTGTGGGTTAAAGCAAATACACGTAGTGAAGGTAAAGGTGGTAAAATTCAAGGTAGAGGTTGGGAATTAAAGATGGTTAGCGATATTGAGAGTAATTTCAAAATGTTTAAAAACATTCAAGAAATATATAAAATGGAGAACCCAGACCATAAGCCATATACAGAAATGTTACCAACTTCAGTTAAGATAGTAAAGTAATATATTTATTGATATATTATGATCAAACTACTAGACCTATTATTAGAAGCATCAGCTCAACCAAAAGCTATATTTTTAGCTGGTCCTGCTGGCTCTGGTAAAACATTTGTAACTAAACAAATCGTCCCATCCAATTTAACAGTAATTAACGTAGATGATACCTATGAAGAGCTATTAAAAGCTGCTGGATTAGGTATGAAAATATCTGATTTTAGTCAAGATCAGTTATCACAAGCTGCCAAATTAATGGGTCAAGCTCAAAAAGCTACTAAAGAAAAATTTGCACAAATGTCTGCTGCTAAAAATAATATAGTAATAGATGGTACAGGTGCTGCTAGTAAACCATTACTTAAGAAAAAACAAGAACTAGAAGCATTAGGATATGACACAATGATGTTAATGATTTGGGTTTCACCTTACACATCACTCAAACGTAATGCATCTAGAGATAGAGCATTACCTCCAGGTATTGTATTAAAAACATGGGTTGGTGTTAATCAAAATATGGATACATATAAAGATACTTTTGGTGATAAATTTGTATTAGTAAATAATGATCCTGAAGGTAAAGCAGAATATAATCCTGATTATGTTAAACGAATGTTTTTTAATACTGTGAAAGGCAGTGGTAAAGAATATACTGCTGATGAACGTGCTAAAAAAGAACAAGAAAACCAAATATTAAACGATACAATAGCTCATTTAATAGAAATAACACCAGAATTTACAACTATAGAAGATGCTAAAGCTAAAATAAATAATTTTGTAAAATGAACTTAGGACAATACTTAGCTAATATATTATTAGAAGCAGAAGATCAACCAACAATAGCATTATTTCCAGGTGCATTTAAACCACCTCACAAAGGACATGTTGATGTTATTGAAAAGCTATTAAAAGCAGCTGATCAAGTAGTAGTACTGGTATCACCATCAACACGTGAAGGTGTTACTGCTGATGAAAGTATTGCTGTATGGGATTTATATAAAAATAAATTTAATGGCTCTGTTGAAATAAAAGTATCTGCTGACGCTAGTCCTGTTAAAGAAGTATACAACGTAGTTAAAGATAATCCTGACACTAATTTTTTAGTAGCATTTGGTAAAGGTGAAATGGATCGCTATAAGAGCATTGAAAAATATCCAAATGTAAAAGTATTTGATGCTGGTGCAATTGAAGGAGTTAGTGCAACTAACTTGCGTATGGCTTTAGCTCAAAAAAATGAGGAAGATATAGCAAAATATTTACCTGATGGAATATCAGTAGATGAATTTCTATCTGCATTAAATAACAAACCAGAAGCAAAACCAGAAGAAATACCTGCAGAACCTACTCCTGAACAACCATTACAAGAATCACCTCCAATTAATTTTGAAGATGATGCTTACCAAGATTATGTAACACAAAACCGTCCTAAAATAGAGAAAGCAGCAGCTGTATTCAATCTACCAATAGATGATATGGAATATGCTTTTAATGGTGGTACTGAAACAGTATTAAATGATGATATATGGTCTAAGCTACAAAATAGCAAATCATATAAAATGAAAACATTGGATGATGCTATTCAACATTCACTGAAATTAGGTATAAATCCAAAACCATATATCGATCAAATCAAAGCTGGTAAGGATATGCCATTACCACTTGTATTATGTTATGGTCAGGATAAGTATTATTTGGTGGGCGGAGAAGTGGTATTATCTTTATTTAGAGCATTAGGTTCAATCCCTACTGTATTGCAGGGTACATTGAATCTACAAACTAAACAATTACATCAACCAGTTGATCTTGGAGAAGGTTTGATTAGAGAATATTCAGTTGGAGTTATCAATAAATTAATACAAAAATTTAAGCAAGAAGATCCTGAATTAACGGATGATGAAATAAAAAAAGTAATAAAGCGCTTTGATCAAATAAAAGATAATGTAGATCAAAAAGACATATTAAAATATTCTTGGGATGATCTAGTAGACACAGTATCTTCAATCGAACCTAAACGTATTAAAGCAGGTAAAATAAATGATGGTGAAGTAGATAATGCTGATTTGGTTTATAACCAAAATAATATAAGGGTATATAAAGCAGGGGATAAAAAAGCATGCATAAAATATGGTCACGGATATACATTCTGTATATCAGCTCGTGGGACAGGAAATGAATATGCTAACTATAGAGTAGGTGATGAAGATAAGGATGCTTCTATAACTTATTTTGTGTTTGATGATAGTAGACCTAGTGGTAAATCTGAATATGGTAAATTTTTTGATCCAACCCACTTATTAGTAGTAATGGTTGGAGAAAATAATAATGGTTATCTTATTACAGAAGCCGATAATTCTCAAGATACTAGTGATTGGTATGAAACTTTTGAAGAAGCCGCATCTACATATCCACAACTTAAAGGATTAAAAGATGTATTACAATACGAACCACCATCTGAGGACGATATTGATGTTAAAATTAAATATTTAGACCAGGAAAAAGATAAAGCTTTAGATAACTATAAGTATAAAAATGAACCAATACCAGGACTTCCGTATGTTGATAAATCACTCGCAATTGCTCTTTTAAAAGGAGATCAAAAAATATTTTGGTATCAAATGGTTGATCAAACTACTGGCAAATATATAATGCCAAACATGATGGGGTTATATAAGGATGAAAAACAAGCGGCAATTGATATGCATAATACAGAAGTAAGATTTAATTACAACCCAGGATATAATGTTAAAATAACATATAAACAACTTCCTGTTGATGAAGAAATGAAAAAATATTTACTAGGTCTTATTGAATTATCAAATTCATATGATAAAAAAATAGCTAGAGTAAAATTACAATCATTAAACGAAGGTTTAAATACACCAAACGATAAACAACTATTAAAGAAATTTATCGGGTTTGCTATTAAAGAATTAGGAATACAAAAACCACCAACATCTCTTACATTATCAAGAGATAATAACATGGCTAAAGAGATGCATTCATTTGGTTCATTTAATCCTAATAACGATAAAATATGGTTGTATGTTAAAAACCGCAACATGGCTGATTTGTTACGTACATTAGCACATGAATTAGTACATCGTAAGCAAGCTGAAGAAGGTAGAATTGATTATAATAGTGGTGAAACTGGTAGTGAAATTGAAAATGAAGCAAATGCACAAGCAGGTGTATTATTAAGAAAATTCGGCAAACAAAACGAAGAAATATATCAATAATGATAAAGTTAGCTGACATATTAAAAGAATTAAATATCCGCCCCAAACCAGAATTAGGACAAGGAGCAGAACAAACTGCGTATCCTTATATAAACAATCCTGATTACGTATTAAAGAAATATAATAGATCTGCACATCGCGGTAAAACTATAGCTGATAAAATAGAAAAACTTAGAGCATTATCTTTAAAATATCCTGATTTAGTTACTAAAGTCAAAGTAGTAAGTAAAGATGCTTACACACAGGAGAAGTTAGATACTAACACGCTAAGTAAAGACATAGATGCTGAATGTATTAAGGTATGGAATCAATTAATAAAGGACTATAAAAAAGCTTATAATTCTAATTTAAAGACTAGAGTAACGGATTATATAAAACAAAGAATAGATTATGGTTTTTGGGATAAACCTTCAAAGATAAAAACACAGCAAGACTTAGATGATTTAATGGATGATATGACATATTATATATATCATACTAAGTTTTTAGTAGATCCATATGTGTATGAAAACTACACAAAAAATTCTGAACTAGTTAAAAAATTAAAACCTATAATGGATAATGACGAGCTAAATGACGATCCTCACAATGATAATTTAGGTTATGATAAACAAGGAAATATAAAAGTACTCGATATATAAAATAAAAATAAAGTTATGTATACAATTTACTCTGATATGGATGGGGTATTAGTTGATTTTGAAAAAGGTTATTACGATTTAACAGGTGTTCACACAAAACAATATGTTAAAGGTGATGCTGCATTTTGGCAACCAATAGAGGAAGAAGGGGCCGCTTTTTGGGCTAATCTACCTTGGATGCCAGATGGTCAAACGTTATGGCGCTATATTAAACGCTACAAACCAAACATTTTATCTTCCCCATCACAGGATCCTTCATCTAAAGTAGGTAAGGAAGCATGGTGTAAAATGCATATTAATAATCAATATAAGAAATTATATTTCTATCAGCGTGCCTATAAACAAATGTTTGCAGGTCCTAATAGAATATTAATTGATGATATGGAACAAACCATTAGAGAATGGAACGCGGCTGGTGGTATAGGAATACACCATACATCAGCAGATAATACAATTTCACAACTTAAAAAATTAGGGTTATAATGAGCGATAATTTACTTAAAAAAGAATTTAAAACACGCGACGTACAACGTATGCGTAACATTATCAGTAAAAAAGCGGGCGATAAAACCGGAGTACAGGTTGGATACACTGCAGATTATGTTGAACGCAAGGAGGGTGACGTTTGGGAAAAGCGCGGTAAAAAATGGACTATAAAAAACGGAATCAAACAGACTGTAACACGTTTTGATGCTATTAAAAAGCAAATATTCACACCTATTACATGTCCTAACTGTAATAAACCAATGACAAAAGGTCATTTTGACAAATATATGTTCAAAATACATCAGAAATGTTCCGATTGTGTGATTGATTATGAAACCAAATTAAAAGTTAGAGGCGAGTATAAGGAATATGAACGAAATATGATTAGACAGGGCATTGCGTATCATATTAAAGAAATGGAAGCGGTATTACTAGAGCTACTCATGAGCCAATCTGGCGAGCAATACGTTACTGAAGCAGGTGATATTGAAGAATGGAAAGGTAAAAGTCTAGATAATCAATTTATAAAAGATATACAAGAATACATCCAAAAACTCAAGGATGCCATGAATGCGTAATATTTATTGGTAATAATTTACACAATAAGTCTTAAGCATTATGGATAGTAACATTTGGTCAGTATTAATCACAGCAATAACAGTTTTGGGTGGTACTACAGCTTTCCGCTATTATGAAAAACGAGCAATACATAGAGAACGTGATGATGATTTTATTCGTCATGATTGCAAAGATCGTATCTCTAAATTAGAAGCATTACTAGAAGCATCAGCTAGAGAAAAAGACGATCTACGTAATCTAGTATTAAAATTAACTGGAGAAGTAGCAGAACTACGTGTTAAAGTTGATTTCTTATCTACTGAAAATGCTAAATTGAAAAAGTAATGTTTAACATGATTAAATTAATTAATTTACTAAACGAAGTAAAAGAAACATTTGAAAATTTTGCTGCTACTCGTGGTAAAGGTGCTGCTAAAATAGCAACAACTGCTGAAGAAAAAGGTGGATTAGCATTATTAACGTGGCATCATTTTAAAGTAAAAGCTCCATATTATAAAAAAGCCGAAGAAGGTAAATTTGATAAAGAAGCAGCTATAAAAGAGTTTGAAAAAACACTAAAAAGCATATCATTAAATATGACTCAAATTGAATTTCAACGTGAAGTAGGTCGTATGGAAGTATTAGGCGAATTACTAATTCGAGATAAAAAATAATATGTTCAACATGATTAAATTAACCGAATTATTACTGAATGAAGGACCAGCAGAATATCCAGCTGATCATCAACCAGGAATGAGAGTCACTAAAGGTGGCTCTATGTGTGCTAATTGTGAATATTGGGTTGCTGAAGGTAATAAATGTAACAGTAAATATTGGTTAAAATGGCATGATGGGGATGAAAATATACCTTATCCTGCTGATGAATATTGTTGTAATTGGTGGCATTCAAAATAAATAATTGTGATTAAACTAACCGAAATATTAGACGAATTATTAACTGAAAAGCTCTGTAAAAAAGGTAGAGCATATTATAATCGTCGTAGAGCTGATGGAGAAAAACCATCAGCTTATCTTTCTGGTCGTGCTGTTAAAGTATGTAAAGGTTTAATGGAAGAAGAAATAGACGAATCACTTCGTGATTGGTTTAAAAAAGAAGATTGGGTTCGTATTGATACAGCAGGTAACATAACTGGTCCTTGTGGTACAATGAAAAAAGGTAATAAAACAACACGCTGTTTACCTCGTGCTAAAGCAAATAGCTTAACTAAAGCTGAACGTGCTGCTACATCAAAGAAAAAAGCAGCAGCAGATAAACAATTTGTACCAAATACAAAAAAAGCTAAAGTAAAACTTAATAAATAAAGTATGAAACTTAAAGAATTAATAAAACAAATTATTAAGGAATCAATTAATGAAAATGAAGTTGATTATTTTATAGACAGAGATGGAAACGAATTTCAAACTCTTGATGTAAATTATCTACAATACCCAGGCAACGTAACAGTAAAATATGTCGGTAGTAGTGATCCTATGGAATATAAAGGTAATTTTGAAGCTGATTTAAAAACAGGTATTATTAAGCGTTTAGGTAGTAAAATTAATGAAGCCTTTTTTATTGGTGAAGGTAAAACTATTGAATGTGGAAAATGTGGATGGAGATGGGATTTAGAAGATGGTGGAGATAATCCATACCTTTGTCATAAATGTAACTATGATAATAGCTACAGATATAATGATGAAATAGATGAATATGATGTTGATGAAGATAATTTATATGAAGTAAAAGATTTCATTAAATTTATGAAGGAATATAAAACATTCTTAACTGAAGCATCATGTGATTGTGTAATGGAAGCCGAATATAAGGGTCGTAAAGTACAATTGGGTAAACCAATGCAAGGCGACATCAAGAAATTCAAAGTATACGTTAAAAATAACAAAGGTAAAGTTGTAAAAGTTAATTTTGGATTTGGCGGAAAATCAGCTAAAGGTAAACGTATGGTGATTAAAGCTAAAAACCCAAAACGCCGTAGCGCATACCGTAAAAGACATCACTGTGATAATCCAGGACCACGTTGGAAAGCAAATTATTGGTCTTGTCGTAAATGGTAACTATGATAAAATTAATTGACATATTAAAAGAGGGCGCTTATGATTCTATGACTAGAAAAATAGTCACTGATATCATGAGAGAATGGAAAGACCAATATATGGATGAGCAAGGTGATTTGACATTTGATACTGATTATAATTTAACAGACGCTAAAGGTCGTGATTATGAATTTGAATTATACGCTGTATTAAGAGTTAAAAAGTCATCATCACAAAAATATATTGTTGATGGTGGTGTTGATCAATTAGAAGATCCTCCATATATGGTAATTACATTTCAGGTTGATCCAAGAGATTTACCTCAAAAATGGGAAACAATATATTTTGATTTAACAGATGTTATTAGACATGAATTAGAACATTTTACTCAAGAAGGTATAAATGTTATTCCTTCTAAAGAAATGGGTGATGATGAAATAATGCGTAATCTAATTAAGATGAAATTAGCTCCAAATGCTGAATATTTCAAATTAGAAAGAGAAGTAGATGCTATGTTACAAGGTATGTACTTAAAAGCTAAAAAAACACGTACACCATTTAAAGACGTAATTAACGATTATTTTAATAAAGTAGGATTAAGAAAACAAGAAAGACAAGACATATTAGATGTGTGGTCTACTAGATTAAAAGCACTAAATTTACCTCCTATACAATGAGAGCAATAGACAAGTTTATATTACACGTAGTACATAACATTTTTCCTTTGAATGAATATTCGGAAGGTGAATTGAAACGTTTAATGGCTCAATTTAGAGAAGAAGCAGATGACCTAAATATAAACATTAGTGATGATACACTCAAAACATATATCCAGCGTTTTGATGCTATAAAAAACTCACCTAAAATACAGGAAAAAGATTTACGCAAATATACTTTATCTAAACTAATTAAGTTAGTAACGTCATCAGCAGGAGCAGAAGCACCAGATGATGAAGAAGATCAAACACCAGATGTTGTATACCAAGATGGTGGTGTTACTATTTGGAATGGTTCTAAAGAAGGTAATTGTATTAATTATGGTGCTGGCGAAGCATGGTGTATAACTAGAGGATCATATGGTAGTTATCGTTATGATTCATCTAAAGGTTATCCAACATTTTATTTAGCTAAAAATGCTAACATATCAGATAGTGATAAATTAAGCTTTGTTGCTATTCAAGTTAGAGATGTAGAAGATGAAAATAAAAAATATGTCTATACTAATAGAGAAAATAGACCATATGAATCATCTCCAATGTCTTTTAGCAGATTAACATCTGAAATACCTTGGTTAAATGATATTCCAAATATAAGATCTATATTACGTTATATTCCTTTAAATAATAAAGAAAAAGTCACTCAAAAATATAAAAGAGATTCTATTAGTATTAGAGAATGGGTTAAATTACCATTTGATACTAAAAAACAATATTTAGTTATTAAAAAAGGTGGAACATTCTTTAGTGACGTTACTAATGATGTATTCGTATCTGACTATTTACCAAAATACCCTCAGATAGCAGAATTTATTGCTATTACTCCTGATATAACAAAACCAGAACTTTTATTAAGAAATTTAGATAAGTTTAGTAATCAAGATAGAAAATCAATAACAGCTAATTTACAACAACCAGTTAATTTAAAATGGCTCCCATCAGAACTATTTCCATTTGATGTTAAAAAATTACTAACAGTACTAAATAAATGGGATTTACCATCTACTGATAGAATATATGTTACAAAAAACGGTGAAGCTATCGTTAAATTAAAATTTGGAGATGACATATCTGTAGGTGTATACACAGCGGAAGACGATTACCCAAATATTAAGTTAAATCAACGTACAGCAAAATATCTACTTGATTATCCTGAATTAGATAAATTACCCTTTAATAGCTTACTTAAATTAGCTACTGATGGTATTGTAAATAAAGAATTTATTAATAAAATTATTGATAAAGCCAAATCAGAAGATAATTCAGCTATTATAGTTAAGAAAGTAGAAGATGGTGAAATATTAGTTGATGCTAATTCATTCTCGTCATATAAAATACAAGATGGTAAAATAACTAAAGTACCATTTACTGATGAAGATGTACAAGCAGTATTAAGTGCTGAAAAAGATAATACATCCTTCCAACAGGGTGTTGTTAATATAGTAAAAGACTCAGCAGAAAATTATGATAATTTACCACCTACTATTGATAAAGACGCTTTTATATCTATTATAAAATCAACTCCATATGATAATAGAACATTTTTTTCTCGTGCTGTAAGTGGAGTACAAGTAATTCTTATACCTGACGGGGAAAGTGCCTATACTTTATTTACAAGAAAAGTAGGAACTGAAGGATTATATAGTTTTACTACAGGACTGGATTATGGAAAAGTGGGTGATTGGAGAGATAGAGATGCTAACGATAATATGGACGATGGAGCATGGAGATCATATTTTAATTATTTGAGAAATGAAAATATAGTTTATGAAGGAAATCAATTACAACAATGGTTTAGAGGAGGATATAGTGTAGATGCTAAAAAAGCTTGGTTTAGATCACAACCACCAATGTCTCCAACAGATCGATATGCTGTAGCAATAGGAGCAAATGGTATTAATTATGTAGTAAATAAAGCTAACCCAAGAGAATCACTTAAATTATCTGATTCAGGTAAATTAGTTAAAGCAAATATACCTACAGCATTGGCTCGCCAATTAACAGGAGCTACACCAGATGCCGCTACACCAATAGCAGCCGCTGCCGCTACAGGTAGAAGAGGTAGACCAGCAGGTGTACCTAATACTCCACGTGCCGCTGCACCAGTAGCAGCAGGAGGTGGTAATATAGGTGTAGCTGAAGTGATGGATGAAACGGGATTAACTAATGCTTTTATGCGTTTACCACGTGCTGATTATAGACGATTAAATGTAGATAATGCAACACGTGTTGCTCCAAATGGTGACAGAGGTGCTGCTCGTCGTAACAATCAATTAGGAGGAGCAGGTAGTGTACAACGAGTTATTAGTATTGGACCTAGTAAAATATATCTTATTCGTTTAGCAAATCAACAAATAATAGCATCTATAAACATCCAACCTGGTAATAGAAATTATATATTACTACCAGATGGTACAGCGGTAACATTAAATTCACCAGCTGAATTAATGCAGGCACTACAACGTCGTAACTTAGCTGAAGTACGTAACTATATGGTGCGTGAATACATTACTAATAATCCACAACATTTGGATGAAGTACGTGAATTGATAAGACAACACGTTAATGAAACCACAAATCAATAATATTTATACATATAAACATAAAAAACAATGAACCAATTCGCATTACGTCTATTCGTACGTAGCTTAATAAATGAAGCTAAAGAAACTAAAGATAAAGAACCTAAAAAGACAATGAAAAAAGAAGCTAGTCTTCCAAAAAGCTCTGGCAAATTAGTTGATCTTAAAAAAGAATTAGCTGCATTAGAGCAATACAAAGACGAATTATCAGCTGCTAAATTTGCTGAAAAAACAGCATCAACTGAGGTTGAATTTGCTGATTTAGATAAATTTGCTAAAGAATTAGATGCTCTTAAAGAAAAAGGTGTTAAGTTAGAACAACAAGTTGATGATAAAATTGCTGAATTAAAAACTCGTATTTCTGATGAAAAAAATAAAATTAAAGAAATGATGGGTTTAGTTCCTGAAGCTGGACAAGAAAAAATGGTAGATGAAGCTCGCTTTAAAAAAGGTACTGATATAGGTAAAAAAGGTAAAGGATTTGCTAAAATTGAAAAGGCAGCAGCTAAAAAATATGGTTCAGAGGAAGCGGGTAAGAAAGTAGCTGGTGCTATTCTTAAAAAAGTAGTAAAAAAATAATAATGGAAAATAACAATCCAATAATAGGACAATTTATATCAACTTTGTTTGCATCACGCACACAAGCACACGTATTTCATCTTCAAACAACAGGAGAAGGATCGTTTGCTGCACATTCAGCACTAAACGCATACTACGATGAAATCGTAGGTATAACTGATGGTATTGTAGAGTCATATCAAGGAAAATATGGTATAATCAGTGGATATGGTAACATAGCACTACAAGAATTTCAAAATTGCGAAGGTGTAATTGCATACTTTGAAATGCTTTGTATGTATGTTGAAAAAAGTAGACAAATGATTTGTCAAGATTCATACATTCAAAATCAAATTGACGAAGTTGTTGCTTTAATTAATTCTACACTCTATAAATTACGTTTTTTAAGATGATAAAGTTAGTAAATATATTACTAGAGAATCAATTTTCAGAGTATTCAAATAGTGCTTTAGCAGATATGATTGTTAATCTTTCACGATTTGAAGGCAATGAAGAACTTATTGCTTCTGTAAAAGATGAATTAGAAAGCCGCAAAAACAAAATGTCTGAAAAATTAGACCCTGTAGGTCACGAAGATAGTGACATCAACAACGATGGTAAGGTAAATAAAACAGATAAATACCTTGCTAATCGTCGTAAAGCAATAGCTAAAAATATTAAAGAAGGTGATGATCACGAAGTAGCAATGGCACAAGCTAGTCTAAAATCAATTATTAAATCCTCTGCTCAACTAATGAATAAATTAGGAAATATGGAGCGTGATATACCAGGATGGATTCAAGATCACATAACAAACGCTGAAAACTATATTGACCAAGCGGCTCAAGGATTCCATGAATTAAATGATAATGAATAAAGAATTATTATTAGAAAAATACATTAAGGTAGCTGTTAAAAAAGCTCTTAAAGAGCAAGAAGAACAACAGCGAAAAGCAGAGAAGGCGATGTACATGGTATATCGCTTCCCTGGACTAAAAAAATTAATGGAAGATTTAATGTCTCCAGCTTTTGGTCGTTACGTTAATGGTATTAATATTGTTGCACCTAAACCAACAACATTTAAAGTTGATTTAATCAACGGACAAGATTTTAGTATTAAATATATTGGTAAAGGTAATTTTGATGTTAAAGTATCAGGTAAGAAATATGATCCTGTTAATGTAGGTGAATTAGAGCGTGCTTCACAAGGCATAGCTAATTTATTAGAATTAAATTACGCACCTAAAGAAGGCATTGAAAGCGGCGGTAGTAGCGGCGGTGGAGCTGAAGCTACACCACCAGAATCACCTGCAGCATCAGGCGCTGAATTAGGCCCTGAATTAGCAGCAGCTGGCCCTGAAACTACAGCACCAACAGCAGGAGCGGAAACGCCAGCAACTGAAGAAACACCACCTCCACCAGCAGAAGCATAATATGAATGTTATAGATAAAATATTACTAGAGTGGTCATATCGTTGCCACGATGGAATCGTTG